CTACGCGGGACAGGTTGTACGCCCACTCCAGAACGCCCTTTGTCCCTCGTTGCGCCTCAATGGCTTGGATGTCTGAGTCCTCGAGGCCCAATGCGCGCACGGCAGAACGCCCGCGCTGCAGATTGGCGTCAAAATTATCACCCCAAAGCTGACGAACCTCGGCCATTTCGGCGGCGCTTTTCTGCCCAGCTTCCTGCTGTTTTTGCTCGCCCATAGTGTCATTGATCTCGACACCGGTTGCGGTGAACTCACTAACCACGCCCTGCCATTGGTCTTGAGTCAGCCCCAACTCCCAGGCTTTGGATGAAAGGCGCGTTCCTATCTGCTGCGCCTGGTCACTCTCGCCGAACTCAATCGTGTAATCGGACGCGCTCGCGGGTCTGCCTAGTTGATCCCAGACTTTCCCTGCAGCTTCCGTATCCGACCAATCGCTGGGAATCTCGAGCAGGCTCTCAGGGTTTTTGCCCAGTTTCTGGCTCGCGTGCATGTAAGCCTGGGCCAAGCTTTCTGGGTCGCCGTATTGTTTGGTGGCAACCATCTCGCGCAATTCGGGCGAGAACTGCTCTGCCCAACTCGGCACGGGATGAAGCTCGAGCGGCGTTACATCCGGTTCGCCGGAAGGTGATGCCAACATGCTTGATGCGTCGGCAGGCTCAGGCGCAGACTCAACCGTGGGGGCAGGAATCTCTTCGCTCATTCGTCTCTCCAGAGATCAGCGATGGAAGCAAGTTCTTCGTCGCCGATCTCGACGTAGCTGATGAGACGTAGCCAAACTTGACGGCGTCCCTCCAACTGGGCTGCGGCAAGCGGGTCCGAGCGACCCTGCTCGTCAAAAACGTGGGTTGTAGCGTTGGCGTGGCAAAACATCTCGAGGTCTTCGAGGATCGCTGCGCCATCAGACGTACGTCTGCCGTCTTGGGCCAGAAATAGTCGTCTGGCCGCGCGAACTCGTTCAAGCAGACGCTCAGCTAGGTGTGTTTGCTCTTGCTGCATCATCGAGCTGGTCGGGTGTTACGCCGGCAGCTTTCAAATCCTTCATTGCGCTTGCGCCCTGAGACGCCATAGCGAGGGATTCCTGCTGTTCCGATCTTTCCGCCTGGGCGGCGATTGCAGCACTCACTTCTGACTTGTCCTTCAGTAGTCGCGCGCTCACGCCGTTAATTTCAGCGATCTCTCGAAACATTGCGTGCCAGTCTGGCACTTCCAGCAACGAAGGATCAGCGCCGGCTGCGGCAGCTTGAAGTGCCCACCCCGCCGTTCGCTCAATCGCGAGAGCATCCTCGGATCGTTGCAACCGAGCCGCTTCGTTGTCGTAAATGATCTCGAAATCAGGGGCTTCAATAAGTTCCTGCGGCAGCGTCGGCAGGATCCCGTTGCGCTGTAGGATTCCGCGCTCTCGATCGATCTGCGGGCCGAGCATCTCGGCCTCTTGGCGACCCGTTGTAGGAGCCAGGAGTTGACCCTTCTCTTTTGCGCGCTCCATCACTTCGGTCGCAGTCATCTCGCGGTTGTTCGACATCTGAAGAAACAGCGAGTTCAGGAACGATGCCGACACCGACTCTCGCTTTTGCTCCATCATTTCAAGCGTGATCGGCAAATTTGCGCCCGTCTGCAAAGGAACGACTGCGGGGCGGCCATTCATGTCCAGACCACCGTAGGTAAGACCTCCTGGCTTTAGACTTACACGCTTCTGGCCTCGGCCAAGCGGTCCATCTGACTGCAGTAGCAACGGAGGATCGGCGGCTTTGTGACCGCTACGCTGTAGTGTTTTTTCTTGCTCCTGAAGCATTTCAATGTCAGGCAGAATCAACTCCGCAGGGCCTCGACCATACAACTCTGCCGGGTTGACTGTGTATCGGGAAAACAGGTACGGCTGCTCGTGATAGCCACCGCGCTCGACGACGTGCGAATCCTCAACCTCGATGACCAGAGACTCGAAAGCCATGCCCTCGATGTCTACGCGCTGCGGGTCGTAATTCATCCGAGGCTTTACGACGTGAACGTATTGGCTCTTGCGTAGAGGGTCAGACTCCATCGCGCGCTGCGAAGAGGCTGGCGCGCTCTTTCCCCACTTCTGCACCGCCTGGTGAGCGGTCAATTCGTAGGCGTAGTAGACAGTGTCGACAATGCCCTCGTGGTTCTGCTCAATCCACGTATGACCCAGATGGCAGTACTTGTAACGAATGCCACCGCCGGGTCGCTCATCGACGAACAGCGTGTCGTTGCCGAATGCGCCAAGCGCCTTGTAGCCTTCATGCTTCTGAGAGTAATACCGAGCGGCTGGATCGTTGCGCACTTGGAATAGGCGCTGGTTGGCGACGTCAAACCATTCTTTGACTGCCTGGTTCTCATTCAGCTCAGGGATTGACGACCTGAGCCTGTGCCACGTCTGATTCCGAGGCGTTAGAAGAGATTCCATGAACGCGGCAAAACGCTCGAGAGCAAGCGTGGCGCTTGATTCGTAGACCTGATCCGTTCGACGTGAGCCTGGCGACGTCGTCGTATTAAAGTCGCCGGCAAACGGCCAGACGATCTCCTGCAAGCGCTGCCACGTACGATCGTGGTTAACGCGCTCGCCTTTGATCGTTTCCCAGCGGCGAATGCAATCCTCACCGGAGGTCATGCGTACCCGCCGCCGCTCATGCCACCACTCATGCCACCGCCGAGCATCTTTGCTCCGCTGGGTGCGCCGTTTGTAACCGTGGCTTGCGGTTGTTCTGAAAGCAGGGTCGAGGCTGCGCCTTGTCGACGCTTCAGTCGCTGACGCTCGCGCTCGCGGGCCTCGTCGGCCTCGCGGTCATCCGCTGGACGGAATGGTGCTTTCGGGACTTTCGGTGCTTTTGCCATCAGATGACCCCCAAGTTCGGCAGCGTAGGCCGCGGTGGTCAGAAGTAAACCCAAGCCGGACAAGGTAGTTGGCAATGACGTTTTCTTGGACGTCAGGAAAATCCAACCACACGCGCAGCCACTCGTAGCCCATTAACTGACCGAGCAACTTGAGTGCAGCCAGCCAGTCGCGCGCAAAGGGCTTGCCGCGCTCGCTTTCAGTTAGGCAGCAATGCACTGCAAGTTCCTCCTCGTATCCGTCCTCAACGTGCATCCAGAACACGCCAGGCCCGTAAGTGTACCAACACGAAACCACCATCTCCTGGTCCGAAATGTCACGCGGGTAGCCACAAGAAATTACAGACTCGCGAAGCATCGCTTTGTCTGCATCCTGCTCCCATTCTCTCAGTTTTAGCATTACATATCCGCCTTAAATTGCCGTTCGCCGATGTGCGCTCCGGCGTAGTGCAACGTCGCGATCCCTTCGCCTTCACCCAGGAGGGCGTACTCAAGGCTCTCACAAACATGGCTGTAAAAATTCTTGTCCGGCGTCTCCCCATACCGAGCATCACCGCTGACGTTCAGCTTGCGATAGCAGAACCCCCCAGCGGCACCCTTGCGCAGCATCTTTGCCTTGCTCGAGATCATCAGCGCCGGTCGACCGTCCATCGCTAATCGCTTGAGCGGAGCAATTACTGCAGAACGTCGCAGAAGCATCTCGTTCGTCGGGGCCGGCTGGATCGGAATACCGGCGGCATTCATTACTTGTATGGGTGTCGTCTCAACCGTCTGGCCTGCTCGGTCGCCTGCCGGGTCACCCCAGCCCCGAAACGTAGCCTGCGGGTACTCTCGCCCCAGATACAATCTCAGCTCCGGCGCGAACACTGAGGCACTCATGCCTTCAGATACGAACTCATCGATGACTGAGTACCTACCCACAGCAGGCTGGTATTGCAGAATGGCGCAGGCCGGCGTCCTGCCGAAGTCGACACCTAGTAGCAGCGGCAGCTCGCGGTCGTACGCAATGGGCTCCTCCGGCACATGCTTGCTGTCAATGAACTCACGCCAAACAGGCTCGCCATCGATCGTGAACCCATACTCGTTGCCGAGGTTGACGGCGATCCAGCTTTCGTCCTTGCCTGCCATGCCTCGCTCGTAGTAGCGCTGCGGCAGATTCGGGAAGTTCTCAGCGTTTGGGTTTGCCTTCCATTTCACGCTGCCATCATTCTGCAGTCCGTCGCGCTCGAGGCCACCAGGCTGATGAAAGAACTGCCAATCCTCTGGTGGGTTTGTGGCGAGCGGCCACAGCCAATGGTCTTCGTCCCAGGAATTAGAGTCTCCCATGATCCCGTGCCACGTACAATTAACGCCCTGGCTGGCAATCGAAGGGAACCGACCGTGCCGGAGGTCAGCCATGTCAAAGACGGCTTTCTGCAGCTCTTTCGTTTCGTTCATCCACACGAATGAGATGTTGTAGCCGCGCAGCTTTCGCACGCTGTCTTCGCGATCCAGCGCCAAAAAGACCAGTTCGCTCTGGACTCGAGTGCCATCGGGCAACCCAAATGCAACGTGCGCAGTCGGCGGCTCGAGCCCGCCGCGCTTCACCTTTGCGATGTCGCCAAAAACGTGCTGGAAGTCTGCGAGCGTCGTCTGCATTAGGTCGGCGTAGGTATTACGAATCGCCAGACCCTTGGTCGGCCTGACCCCTTCCGAGTTTGGTTCCTGCTCGATCATGTGACGCAGCAAAGGCCCGGTGATCGTGCCCACCGTCTTGCCAGATCCAAGCGGGCCTCGGATGATCGACACCCGCGCGTTCGACGCCATGTAACGATTCAGCACAGGGTTTCTAGGGTCGCCCACCGAGACAATCAGCTCGCGAATACTCACGCCTGCGCTGCGCGCTCCGCAGTGACCCACTGACGTGCCACCACTTCCGCCTGGTCGAGCCCCTGCGAGTTGAGCCGCATCTCATTCTTCAGCTTAAACGCAAAGAGCATAAACGGCTGTCGGAAGTAGCAACGTAAATCGCGCGGCAGCGTTTCCCCTCGGATCAAGTGCCCAAGGATTTTGACGATCTGTTCGTCTTCGCCGTCGAGCATCTCTTCTGTGACCCCAGCGTTCGCATTATTCTTCTTCTTTTTCTTTTGCAAAAGACCCTCCTGTGTAATCCATGTACCTGACGATGTTCTCGCTGCGCACCTCAACAATCTGCTCCTGCGGGATCAGCTTGCTCACCAGGCGCACAAACAATTCGGGATGCGAATGGGCCAAAGTCTCGAAATAATCTTCAGGATTGACGCGCTCGAGAGCCTCAAGCAACGCCTCTTTTACTTCTCGAGTAACGACGTTCTGAACTCCCTTTGAGCGTCCGCCAGTTTTCTCGCGTCCAAGTTCAAACATTCCCTCTTCCTCCACCTCATTCGACTCTTTGATCTTCTATCCCCCTCTACTTCACGAAACACAGCCCGTAGGTCTTTCACAGCGACACTACGCAATGCAATCTCACAAACCGCAGGACATTCTTGTTGCTCTTCGTAGCTAACTCCACACTTGCATTGCATAGAAAATTCATCCAACGAACCAAAAACATGCCCCAAAGCTGGAGGGTGGCAAACGCACAACCGAAACATTCCCAGCTCCCGCCTTACTATCTCATTCACTTCAATTCGTTCTGGTTCATCCATTGTGTTACCTGACTCGGCGGTAAGACCTGCCTTTGATGACGTCCCTAACGGTGCCGATTGCACAGCCGACGCTTTCAGCAATAATTCCGACCCCTACGCCTGCTTTTTCCTGACGTCTTATTTCTTTGACCTGCTCGTCCAGCAACGTGATGCGGCGCAACAGCTCATCTTTTTCTTGTTTGGAATCGTATTGATAATCGCGGATGAACTCCACCACCCTGATAATCTCAGGTTCGTCCTCCCCTTGCGCGTGAAGATCAATGACAAGCTCGCACCCTGCCCTGAAACCGTCCCGAAACGATTCCTTGTCCCGAATCGTCAATGTGGAAACCCCCTGTGTTTCCCAATGTACTCTTGATAGGCGTTATGTATCTCAGCAGCGCAATCCCAACAGCGAGAATACTTACGCCTAGCCGCAGCACTATCCACTGCCACCGTATAGGACCACCTTCTTGTGCAATCGACGCACTTGCAATCCCTGACGACTGTCGGGACTTCGTCATCCAGTAACGACATCAATCGCCTCCTGCAAAGAGCGGACGACGACAGCGGTGCCCCCCGACCATGCTTCAAAAAACTCCACCTGCAGCGGAGTCAAGCGTCCCCTGCCACTCTTCACTTCAAGCAGGAATGTTCTTCTGCGATACCCGACCAGGAGGTCAACGGGTCGATCTATCTGAACGACTCGAGCACCAATGGCTCGCAGACCGTCGACGATCTCGCGCTCATTCGTGTCGCGGTTCTTCGCGTATCGGTTCAGGGTCAACTTTTATCGCTGTTCCAGAATGTCGATTCATTCACCACTCGATCCCTATCCCCAGCGCATCGGAGATCGCCATTGCCCTGTCCAGCCGTGGCACTCTCTTACCAGATTCGTAACGAGACACCTGATCCCTTGTAACGCCAGACATCTGAGCAACGTCATCTAGCGTGAGAGATTGGCTGAGACGCTGCTCATGCACGACGCTCGCCCACTCAAGCACCCATTTTTTCGGGCCGTCTGCTTCATTTAACCAACCACCACCCACGGGTGCTTTGGGTTTAATCATCGTCTCGTTCCTTCGCTGTTGCGTGCTGTGGCGCTGTTCTCGTCGCTCAAGACGTTGCTGGGCCTCCAGCCGTAGACTGTCTCGACAACTTCGCCTCGCAGCCCCCGCGATTTGGCGAGTCCTTTAATCTTGTCTCGTAATGCTTGGATGTGTTCCGAGCTTGCTGGCGAGGCGTTCGCCTCCAGTTTCGCTTGATCCATTCGCCCATCAATTCTCTTTTGATTCCGCTCCGCGTATTCGCGCTGAGAGATTTTTTTCGCCTGCACTATCACTGCGCCCGGAGACGGAAGAAAGCCCGTTACATCCGCTTCTAGGGCCATTTGAAGAGCCTGTTTGAGCTTGTCCGCCCTGACCAGCATGGTCACCTCGACCAATCCCCGCATTCTCTCAGGTGGCGCAGGTTGTCCGAGTGTTTCCGCCGCCCACGTCCAGGCGGCGAGTCTGATACCAAGTTCACCTTCGGTCATGTTTCCCCCCTGGTATCGCAATCAACGAATCCAGATCATCCATATCGCCGCCGGTCATCTGGCGGAATGCCTCGCGAGCCGATTCTCGATTGAACTCAGAGATCCGCTCGCCGTGGTTCTGTGGCCGCTGCGATGCTTGAACATCAGCCGGCGCTTCGCCGTCTGAGAACTGCTCGAGATACTTGGCGACGTTCGACGGACGCCAAACTGTCTCCGGGTTCAAGTTGGCTCGTTGCTCAGGCCAACGATTGCCGAGCAAGTGATACGAGACAAATCCCTGAAACGAATCGACGGGTGCGGTGGGTCCAAACTCTTTGGCGATGGCGCGCATCCTGGCTCGCCGCTGCTTCGTGAGCCTCCACGCTCGAGACTTTCGGTCGTGGTGGAATGTGCCGGCGAGTCGGCGCACCTCGGCAAAGACCTCGGCTTCGATGTCGGGACGGTCGGGACGGTCGGGTTCTTCGTGCAGGATGTCGAACCCACCCGGCGGCTCATCTGACAACGAAACCAACTCAAGTTTTCCCCCCTCAATTGGTGCGCCGTCAGGCGTTCCAAGGGGTGATTTGGTAGGGGAGATTAAGTGTTGGTTTTGGTCTTGGTCTTGGTCTTGGTCTTGGTGTGTACTTTTAGGGGTGTGGTTGTTGGACCCTATACCGTTATAGATCGGCCACTTACTGACCGTTATCTCCCAGACTTTCCCACGTCTATCGAGAGAAACCAAGCCGACTTCCTCGAGAAGTCTCACCCTCTTCTCTGAGACATCTATCCGTCTTCTCCCAGATAGCGCACACAAGCCGCAGTCCGAAAGAGTCAACTTCCCGTCTCCCGATCGAACCCGGTTCAGCATCGCGAGGATTCGGACGTACACGCCCAGCCCCTGGTTCCCGATCTCGGCAATAGCAGGATCATCAAGGATTGAGGAGTAGACCTTGAACCATCCACCGGAGTCTTTCCTGCGGGTCATTTTATTGACACCTTCCGGGTTCCCTTCTTGTTTCGCGCTTTAGTGACAAAACGACTAACGGGGACGCCTGCTCTGGTCGCGTTCCATGCCAAAATCATCGACACACTTTTTTCGTCTGGAGCCATCCTCTGATACATTGACATTTTCGCCTCAATCAGCTTATCCCGCAGCAGACGAACAGGGTCATGTTCACTGATATTTTCCCCAGTCATAAATTTTCGGATAAATGTTTCTGCCAACAATGGGTCGCGATCACAGAACAATGCGTGTAGACACGATGTCGGGCCGGGGTCCATCAGCGCCTTCCGGGTCACGAACGAACACACAAATTCCACGGACTTCGCTATCTGCGGGTGCAAACCTTCGTATGCCAAATGCTCTGCGTAAGTCATATTCTTCTGCACTCTGCTTTTTTGAAAATTACCTGTCGCTGTGAAAGTCGCATGGTGAGTGATTGCAAGCGCAAGAACCTTTGGGTGCGCTTTTTTTTCGATAGTAAGAATATCCCTCAGATTGCGACGTCTGCCCGTGTCTATCGATGTGAATGCTGAACTGTGCAAATCACGAACTACCACAAATTCTCGACCGATTCCGGTTTTTTGCACCGCGGAAAGCCTGTGCTGTCCGTCTAAAAGCGTGTCTCCGCTCAAAATAATTGGCGCACCGTTTTGTATCCAAGCGCCACGGGTCATCGCTTCAGCGTACTTGTCCCTAGCAACGTCTGACAGCTTGCGGTTGTGGCCGTTATCCTTGAGCATCGTCGATGCAATTAAGGGCGTAATGAATTCCACTGTAGCTCTCATGTTTTCTCCTTTGCGCCCATTGGCTAGTCCCCAATGGGCGCTTTCTGTTTATGGTAATTGCGCCAAAAGCTTGCGAGTCGCAGGGGTGATCGGAAGATCGCTTCGTCTCACCAAGCCACCAGTCGCCCTCTCGATTCCAAGCGAGAGCTGCGGACTCGCAGTGCGTTTGTTCCTGCGTAGATTGTTGATGGTCGACTGAACCACCCCGACCGCCTCGGCAAGACTCGCCTCAGTCCAAGCGGTACTAAGAATCAGTTTGTCTAATTTCATGAGGCAAGGCTATTCCCACCGGCATCATTTAGCAAGGTCTAAACAAAACCCTTTTTCATAAAACCTAATCGTTTTTCGTGGAACCCATTGCAAATGGCTATGCCATGAGTCATACAGTGTTCAACATTTTCTCGTCGCAATGAAGCGACCCTTTGAAGAATGGAACGTCAATGTCTTTGCCAACAAATCACACAATCGTTTATGCAAACTATGGTGCGCCTGCAATTGAAACTCGCCATAGCCAACAACCTTACGCGTCCGCAGAAGTCGAATTCATATGTGGTCAATTCGCTATCAGCTTTTTCTTTGGCAATCCCGACGAGATGGAGCAATTCGCTGCAACGCTTCTCACAGCGTCGGAGAATTTGCGGGCATTCAAAAGTTTAGAGGCGAAGGTTGCTGCCAAGCTTTTGGAGAAAACGTCGTGAGCGCGCCGGGCGAGCCCAACCTCGACGAACCTGAATGGTGTGAAGACTGCGATGACGATCGCGACTTTGAAACTTTGATTGGCGATCTCAAAGACGGCAAAATCTGGATTGCCCTTTACGACGAAGGTTTCTGATGTTCTGCCGACTGAAACATCGATTTTATCGCTGGACTGGCCGTCGACTGCGCTGCTCTAGCTGTAGTCAACTCATTCAATTCGTTCGCTGAAATCAGCGGCGAGCGCCAGCCCAATCGGGACACCGAGGCTATCGGGGGCTGGCGTTTTTTTATGGAGAGCACATGTTAAAAACAGGAATCCACCACAGCGTCGGAATGGACGACTATCGCGCTGACACAGGAATCGCATCGAGCGACCTGTCCGCGCTCAAAAGATCCGCCGCATACGCACAGCTCCGCCGTACAACAATCAACGAACCAACGCCAGCGATGCAATTCGGCACAGCCGTACACACTGCTGTGCTCGAGCCGCACCTGTTCAACCGGGTCTACCAAGAAGATCCACAGCACCCTGAGCATGGGGGGTATCCGCGTGGGTGGCGCAATTCAAAGGCCTACAAAGAAGCGGTCGCTTCATTGCATGACGACGGCAAGACCCCACTGTCAGCAATCCAAATGCACGCCTGTGAGCAGATCCGCAAGAACGTCTTGCTGCACTCGACTGGCAAGCTGATCGCCGACGTGCAGGACGATGTCGAGGTGAGCGTCTTTGCCGAAGACCAGGAGGGGCGCAGGCGAAAAATCCGGCCAGACATGCTGCTCTCGGGAGCGTCAATGATTGTCGACCTGAAGACGACGGCCGACCCCAGTGCGTTCGCCCGAACGGTAAACAAGTTCGGATACCACCGATCAGCCGCCTATTACCTAGACACGATTAACCTGCTCGACAATTACGAGCACTACCTGTTCCTCGTCGTCGCGACCGACGCGCCATACGAGGTTTCTGCGTACACCTTAGACGAAGACACGATTGAACAAGGCCGATACGAGTACACCAACTTGCTCGCTAAGTATTCAGCGTGCATGGAGAGCGGCAATTGGCCGCTTCCCGACACCGGCATCGAGGAGGTTCGCCTTCCCGAATACGCCATCAACTATCACATGAATGAGGAGATCGCAGCGTGAA